CTTTAGGAAGTTTATCTAACGCTTTAGTATCTGCATCACCAATTAGCTTTCTTATTTCAGAAATCTTTTTGTTGATTTTTTCTTCTAAGGTTTGAACTCTTTTAGGCTGAGTAGCATTAGCTAATTTTGTTTCAATACCTGACATGAAACGTCTGAGAGTTCCCATAACACTAGATATTTGTTGTCTAGCTACGCCATAAATATCTCTTTCAGTATAGAATACTTTTTCGCCAGTAGTCTTATCTGAACCATAGTGAATGTTTTTTACCTTATCGGAAAGAGTAGCTTTGGCTTTCGCTAATGCTTGCCTATGTTCTAGACCATCATTTAAAAAACCTTTCAAAGCATTTTCAGCTTTAGAATAAGCATTCAAAAACTTTTTAGCGTTATTGCTATCTCTTTTTACTTGACGCGAAAAGAATACATTTTCAGCCGTCCTTCTAGCAAATGGTTCTTCTTCAACTGAACACGTGTCCACACCAATTATGATATCTGAACCATCACTGTTTTTAGTCTTAAGGTTAGAACCTTTGTTAAAGCAACTAACAAAGAACGTTGATGTCATGCCTTGATTAAGTAATCTATGACATACCTCAGATGCGATCATGGCAGAACTAGATGCCTTGTCCACATTGATAGCAAGAGTATCAAGCTCTTTCACAAGAAGATCTTTATCTTCCATATAAGTTTTATTTGATTTTACCATATTATATCCTTTCATATATGGTTTGAGTTAGTAAGCTTACTAACACAAGTTAAGTTTACATCAAGATAGGCTTATTCCTTGTCTTGATGTAACCATTATAACAAGTTACCACGCTATGTCACAAAACGAACCCATACCCTACCCGTACCCACCACTTGAGGTAATAAGATACTATCTGCGCGTATTATTACTATTTTACACAAACGATTACGATATTTTTGAGTTCCGACCCCCACCCCCCTCTATATAGGAAGACCCCCCCTATAGGAGTCCCAAACTACTTTACAAAAAAATTTTTTTCGTTATATAATGCGTTACGGTTAACAACCTGCGAGATAAAATGACGATTGTAGTAGAACCAGAACTGAATGTACCTATGGAAAAGGGTGAGCCTTCGGTTGATCTTAAAGATCGTATGAAGGCAGCTGCAAATACGGCAAAGGAATTAGGCGAACATGGCGTTGATCTTGAACCAACTAAAGAAGACAAAGACGTTGCCGCCAAAATATCCGTTGCTTACGCTGATGATCCTGCAGATGTTTCAAAAAAAGTTACAGAAAAGAAAATAGCAACCTTGACCCCTGCCTCTCTTGTCTTAACGGACAATATTTTAAAGGAATTTGGTCGCTCTGTTGTAGAGAGCGCTACTCAGATACGTCATCTTGTAACAAATAAGCTCATAGAAGAGACGGAAAACCCTGATCCGAGGGTTAGAATACGTGCTTTAGAGCTGTTAGGTAAGATTTCAGACGTAGGATTGTTCGCTGAGAAGTCGGAAGTCACCATAACACATCAGTCTACGGATGATTTACGTGAAAAATTGAGGTCTAAACTGGCGAAATTGGTAAATCCTGTCGAAGAAGCGGCTATAATTGACGGTGAACCTGTGGATGTGGACAAAGAATTAGGGTTAGACGAGGAAAAAAGTGAATAATACAGCTTTTGACTTCTCCGAAGACGATATTCAGGTCATGTTGGACAATTTAGACCATTATACACCCGAAGAAGTGGCTGAAATCGACAAAATGGTCGATGAGTTGGCTACAAGACAGCATAATAAAGCCTCTTATGATGATTTAATCGAGTTTTGTAAGCATATGCAGCCTGATTATATCGTTGGGAAGCACCATAGGATACTTGCAGACATGCTTATGGACATAGAACAGGGTGAAAAAGACAGAATTTGCGTAAATATCCCTCCAAGGCATGGAAAATCGCAGCTTGTTTCTATTATGTTCCCCGCTTGGTTCCTTGGGCGTAATCCGAACAAGAAAGTTATGATGGTTTCGCATACAACAGACTTAGCTGTGGACTTTGGGCGTAAAGTGCGTAACTTAATTGCAACAGAAGCCTATCAATCTATCTTTCCGACAGTGGCGTTGGCTGTAGATTCTAAGTCGGCAGGACGTTGGAATACAAATTCAGGAGGTGAATATTATGCGTGTGGTATTGGTTCTTCTATTGCTGGTCGTGGTGCTGACCTCTTGCTCGTTGATGATCCCCATTCCGAGCAGGATGTTATAAATGGGAATTTTGAAGTATTTGAGAAAGCGTATGATTGGTTCACATTTGGTGCTAGAACACGTTTAATGCCTGGGGGACGGGTAGCAATAATTCAAACAAGATGGCATATGGACGACTTGACAGGGCGTGTTGTACGGGACATGGGACAGAACGAACGGTCTGACCAGTACGAAGTGGTGGAATTTCCTGCTATTTTGGATGTTCCTGATAAAAAAACTAAAAAATCTTCCCAAAAACCTTTGTGGCCTGAGTTTTTTGACCTTGACGCATTGCTTAGAACGAAGGCATCTATGCCCGTATTCCAGTGGAATGCCCAGTATCAGCAGGAGCCGACAGCGGAAGAAGCCGCTTTGGTTAAACGAGAATGGTGGCAAATATGGAAAAAAGAGCGTCCTCCTTCCTGTGAATATATAATAATGTCTTTAGATGCAGCAGCAGAGACACATAATCGCGCAGATTTCACGGCTTTGACGACTTGGGGCGTATTTTTGAATGAAGAGGTGGACAATTATAACATTATATTGTTAAATAGCATAAAACGACGATTAGAGTTCCCTGAGTTGAAGGCGTTAGCTATGGAAGAGTATGGCGAATGGGATCCTGATTCGTTTATTGTGGAGAAAAAGAGCGCAGGAACGGCTCTTTACCAAGAAATGAGGAGAATGGGTATACCGATACAGGAATATACACCACACAGGGGATCTGGTGACAAGCTAGCAAGACTTAACTCCGTTACGGATATTGTATCATCAGGACTTTGTTGGGTTCCAGAGACGCGATGGGCTGAAGAAGTTATTGAGGAAATCGCAGGATTCCCCTTTATGAGCCATGATGACTTGGTTGACTCCACCGTCATGGCATTGATGAGATTTAGGCAGGGTGGGTTTATACGACTACCAAGTGATGAACCTGATGATATTATATACTTCAAGCAGAAAAAAGGTGGGTATTACTGATGGCAATAGAAAAAGGATTATTCCAAGCCCCGAAGGGTGTAGAGGAAGAAGAGACGGAACAGTTAGAAATTGAAGTTGTTAATCCAGATATGGTCACACTAGATGATGGTAGTATGGAGATTACCATAGTTCCTGACGGAGGTAAGGAGAGTTCAGGTGAATTTGATGAAAACCTTGCTGAATCTATGGAAGAAGATGAGTTATCTTTACTATCTACTGATATTTCAGGATTAATTGACTCAGATGTAGAAAGCCGTAAAGACTGGGCGGATACCTTTGTGAAGGGTCTTGACGTGTTAGGATTTAAGTATGAAGAACGTACAGAACCCTGGGAAGGTGCTTGTGGAGTATATTCTAACGTGTTAGCGGAAGCAGCTATACGGTTCCAAGCAGAAACTATGAGTGAAACGTTTCCCGCAGCGGGACCTGTAAAGACTAAAGTATTAGGGCAGGAGACACGGGAGAAATTAGAAGCTTCTGAACGAGTTAAGGCGGATATGAACTATCAGTTAACTGAGAATATGGTAGAGTATCGTTCTGAGCATGAAAGATTATTATATAGTCTTGGTTTAGCAGGGTCAGCTTTTAAGAAAGTATATTATGATCCTAATCTAGGACGACAAGTTGCTCTATATATACCCGCAGAAGATGTGATTATACCTTATGGGGCTTCTCATATAGAAACAGCAGAGCGTGTAACTCATGTTATGCGAAAAACTAAAAATGAATTGAGAAAGTTACAGGTTAACGGGTTTTACCGTGATGTAGATCTTGGTGAGCCACAACCGTTTCATAGTGATATTGAGGAAAGAAAAGCCGAAGAAGGTGGGTATTCTCTTACAGATGACGATAGATATAGTGTTTACGAGGTTCACGCGGATCTGGTTATAGATGGTATAGATGATTCAGAAGAAGATATTGCTAAACCTTATGTAGTAACTATAGAGCGTGGATCAAGTGAAGTATTATCTATACGACGAAATTGGGACCCAGAAGATGACCTTAGATTGAAACGTCAGCATTTTGTACATTATGTGTATGTCCCAGGATTTGGGTTTTATGGGCTTGGTTTAATACATATAATAGGGGGGTACGCTAAAGCAGGTACGTCCATAATACGGCAACTTGTAGACGCAGGGACACTATCTAACCTTCCTGGGGGTCTAAAAGCCAGAGGGTTACGAATAAAAGGAGATGACGCTCCTATTGAACCTGGGGAGTGGAAAGATGTAGATGTTCCGTCAGGTAGTATTCGTGATAATATTATGCCTCTTCCTTACAAAGAACCTAGTCAGACTCTATTTAATTTATTGAACCAGATCACTCAGGAAGGGCGTAGACTAGGGGCAGTAAGTGATATGAATATATCCGATATGTCCGCTAACGCCCCTGTAGGAACAACTCTAGCTCTCTTAGAGCGTACTCTAAAACCTATGGCGGCTGTACAAGCTCGTGTTCATTACGCTATGAAGCAAGAGTTTAAACTTCTAAAAGCATTAATGGCAGAATACGCTTCCGCGGAGTATGCTTATCAGCCTACAAGAGGTGATGTGTCCGCAAGGCAGTCTGATTATTTAATGATTGACGTTATTCCTGTGTCTGACCCTAACAGTTCTACGATGGCACAGAGAGTGGTGCAGCACCAAGCTGTCCTCCAAATGGCTCAAGCTGCACCACAGATATATGACTTACCTCAGTTACATAGGCAGATGATAGAAGTTCTTGGGGTTAAGAACGCAGAGAAAATTGTTCCGACTAAGGATGATATGAAGCCCGTAGACCCAATTAGTGAAAATATGGCGGCTTTACAGGGGAAACCGATGAAAGCGTTCATATATCAGGATCAGGATGCTCATATTGAGACCCATATGTCTTTTATGCAGGATCCTATGATTGCACAGATGATAGGACAGAATCCACAGGCTAAACAGATCATGGCATCTCTACAGGCTCATGTAGCTGAACATCTTGGGTTTAAGTATAGAAAAGATATGGAAGAACGGCTTGGAGTTGAGCTACCATTACCGAATGAAGACTTACCTGAAGAAGTAGAAGTGGATCTATCTAGGATGATTGCTAAAGCAGGTAAACAACTAGCTCAAGCACATATGCAGGAAGCATCACAGCAGAAAGCCCAAGAGCAGGCTAAAGACCCAATAATCCAGATGCAGCAAGCTGAACTTCAAATAAAAGCCCAAGAAGTTGAGCGAAAAGCTAAGAAAGACCAAGCTGACGCTACTATACAGGTTGAGAAGTTAAAGCTAGATAAAGCCGAGGTACAGATAAAAGCAGAAAAAGAAAACGTTAAGCTTGAAGCTGATAAAGTAGAGAAAGACAACAAACTGGATATGGAGTTGTTTAAAACATTAAACCAACCAAGTAAGAGTAAATAATGGCTAAAACCGTCTTTGACGTGCTTAAAGAAAAAATCGAGGCTGATATAGCCTCTGCACAGGGTTTCCTTGAAGCAGGATCTGCTAAAGATTATGCAAATTACAGGGAAATTGTTGGATTGATACGAGGTCTAAAATCCAGCATAGCGTATATAGAAGACCTCTCGCGCAACTATATGGAAGATGATAATGACTGAAGTAGTACAATTAAACGATGCCGAACTAGAACAACAACTACCAAGACCTGTAGGGTATAGAGTATTGGTAGCGTTACCTGAAATAGAGAAAACTTACTCTGATACCAGTGTCTTAAAGACAGATAAGGAGATGATGCACGATTACGTCATGTCTATAATGGGGTTAGTAGTAGACATAGGAGAACAAGCCTATAAAGATAAAGACAGGTTTGGAGATACTCCTTGGTGTAAATTAGGTGATTTCGTAATGTTTCGCGCTAATAGTGGAACAAGATTTAAAGTGGCAGGAAAAGAGTATCGTTTAATGAATGATGACTCTATAGAAGCTGTTGTAGCAGATCCTCGCGGTATAGCGAGAGCATAAGGAATATAAATATGGCATTTCAAAAAGTAGAATATAGTTTTCCTGATGAGGAAAATAAGAAACCTAACATAGAAATCGAAGACTCTAGCGCAGTAGAGATTGATATTTCAGGTAAAGAAAGTAAAGAAGATGGACCAAAAGCAGATAAAGAAGAAAATAAAGGAATCAAGAAGGCTGCTTCTGAGGATAACCTTGAAGTCGAAGTGGTTGATGATACTCCGAAAGCTGACAGAAATAAGAAACCTTCTGAGCCACCTGAAGACGTTACTGATGAAGAACTTGAGGATTATTCTGAAAAAGTCCGTAAGCGGATCCAACATTTTAGTAAAGGGTATCACGACGAAAGGCGGGCAAAAGAAACAGCCTTAAGAGAGCGTGAAGAACTTGAACGGTATGTAAAATCTGTTCAGGATGAGAATAATAAACTAAAAGGCAGTGTTAAT